GGGCTTATGCTGAGGGACTTGACAATACGTTTAGTACTTGAACTAATACTAGATGTATTAATTCCAATAACATATTCAGTATTGTAAGCAATAGCATCTACTGAAACAAAAGCGTAATTATCACCAAAAGTGTTTGATGTTGTTCTAGCAGTAGCTATAGTTTTATTTGGATTAGTGATTATAGTATAGTCACCAATACTTTGAATACCATAACGAGAAGGGGATCCATCAGTTAGGTAGTTATAATTAGAAGTAGTAGATCCAAAATTAACAGTCTGCTCAGCTCCTGTTGCTAGATCCCATACACGAATGCCAGAAGATTGGATCTGAACAAGATACTTCTCATCATTATCACGAAGAATCTCAAACCACTTACCATCAGCGGTTGCATTAGAAAGAACACTGACAAACTCACCAGGAGCACGTTTAGATAATCCAAACGTAACGTCAGGATAGGCATTGTCACACGTCCTGACTTGACCTGGAAACTTAATAAAATCTGGTTGTTGCGAGATACCTCCCAGGAAGTTAGGGATACGTTGATTGACTGCTGCCATTATCGACTCAGGGCTTGGAAGGGTTTATAGCTAGTGTAAGGGTTCCTAAGGTCGCTTGCATTGAACACATTGTAATCAGCTTGGCTGGTATCAAACTCAATAGCTAAAGCCCTCAGAACACTTTCTTCAGCCTGAAGGATCTTAATGCTAGTCTCATCATTTACCATACGCCCAGAGGCGATTCTAGCAGCCTTAGCGGTGATGTAATCACGGAATGCTTGAGGGATGTCCTCAAACTCAAAGAACCATACTACATCAACATACAAAGTGTCAATGCCAGTAAACTTAAAACTGTGGGAATAACGATCATACAGCTTACCATCACGTCGTGTAACGTCGTAGGTATCACCGTGTTTGTAACGATTGATGTCTAACCTCAAAGCTGTAGGAGGAACAACAATCTCTTTATCAGAATTTAAAACAAAGGGGAACTCATACTCAGTGTTGTATCCCCAGCCTTCTGCTTGGACTTCTCGGCAAACCTGCCGGAGGGTGCTCTGAGCAATAGCGACTTCAGGACTTTGCACATCAAGTGTATTGACCGGAGTTTCTCCGACACTCATTAGAATAGAGTTTACAGCATCCAGTTCGGTGGACGTTGCGTAAGAAGGGGTTGCCATAAAAAAAGAGGGTCCCGAAGGACCCCCAGTATAGGAACAAAAAATCAGAATGCAGAACCAGCGGTGCTGGTAGCGTGCAGTTCGACACAAGCAGCAGGGTTCAGGTAATCAGTACCCATGCTGAGGCGTCCCAGGATCACATCGCCCTGGTAGATCACGGACACATCGCCCGAGGTGACCTGGACCTGAGGTCCGATGGTCTCAACAACACCAGCAGCTTCACGTTGGAAGATCAGACCGCAGGAGGTGTCGAAGTCAGTGGCAGAACCATAGGGGTTGTTCTCGCCAGTGACGGTAGCCTCAACGTCAGCACCCACGAAGGAGCCAGCATTGTCGATGGTAGAGGCAGTACCATACTTGCCAAGGAAAGGCAGGTTCATGGAGCGGTAGATCTTAATACCAGCAATCGACATGATACCTTGACCGGACTGCAGGCCAGTGCCTTGCTCGTCGCGGTTGATCAGAGCGTTGGAAGCAACGTTCTCGACCAGGGAGTAGTACTGACGGGGGCTAAGAACAGCCACACGTCCGTCTTGAGACACACCCTTCTCATCCAGAACAGCAGCGGCTTCAAAGAAAGCAGCCACGATCTTGTCAGAGTCAAGAGCATCAGCAGTAGTACCAGCGCCAGTACCAATTTGAATCTGAGTACCGCCAGGCTCAACCTTACCGGTAGCAGACACAGGGTGGGCAGCGCGAGCACCACGGACAATAGCACGGAAGATACGGCGGTCATAGTGCTCAGCCAGAGCATAACCGATCTTACGGCTGATCTCGCCACGCAGCTCATAGTGAGCCAGGGTCTCATCGAGATCATAGACGAATGCGCTGGAGACCAGCAGGTCGTCCACCACAATGGTCTTCTCAGCCACCGGGGGATCGCCGGAGCCAAGGATGGGGGTACCGGGGGTATGGAACCCAGCGTCCATACGACCAGTGTAGATGAACTGGAGAGACTTACCGGACTTGAGGGTCCGCTTCATCACCAGGTCACGAGCGATAGTGTCGTGCTGGAAGCCTTTGAACATCTCGCCGCTGAACAGCTTGAGATAGAGTTCGTACTTATCACCAGCACCACCATAGCCAGTACCGGTGCTAAGATTAGCACGGCCTAGCGCAGTTTGGGTAGCGTTAGCCATTGTTAAAAAAAGATAGTTAAAGAATTAAACTAGCTCTATACTATCTAGAATGTTTAGAGCTTTGTAGGCTCGTCTGTTTCCAAAGAAAGGAAGCATAGCTGTCAGACATTTAGTTACGTCTTGCTTTTTAGCAACCGCCCAACGCCAAGTAGGCTTAACGTTTGGACGTTCACGATAATAAACATTTCCGCATTTCATAATGTCCCAGAACTTGTAGATAACATCTTTATCAGTCATCTCAATTTCTAGTTGACGGCGTACACAGCCTTCTCCTTCAAAAAGACCAGAAGCCCACGCAATCTGAACAGGATCCATAAAATATTTTGAGATCTTAGGGCGTCTCATTACCACAGCTGCGGCAAAGGGTGTCCGTCGTAACGGGCCAATGCCAATAACAGTGGAGTCCTACACTGAGGTGCTCCACTGCCAGGCCCCGAGTTTTTCCAGTCTCAGGTCCGTAACCGCTCCTTGGAGGTATACAAGGAAAAATCAGATATTATATGCCTCTGAGGGGGCAGGTTTTTTCAGACTATTGTAAGCAACGCCACGATACTTAAGTTTGGCTTCACGCTTGGCAGCCTTCTGTTCACGAATGCGTTGAGAAAGTTCAAGATCAGTCATGATGATTCCGAAGTACCTGACCCCCGTTCCATGATCAGGCGTCCTGCGTCCCATTAAGGGATGAACGTACGTTGCTTACTTCTTCTTTTTCTTTTTCTTTTTACCAGCGTATTTTTTGATCAACAATTCCTTTCGGTAAATGTTGCTCGGCAAAGCGTTCATGCTGCGTACCTACGCTTTTTTTGAGGTTTTGCAGTTTTTGGAGCTGCTTTAAAGTTTGCAGCTGTGGGAGCACCAGCAGTGCCAGGCTTCCGCATACGCTCACCACTACCAGAAGCAATACGCTCCCTTTTAGCATGGATGTTCGCATAGAGTCCAGGTTTAGCCATAACGTTACGTGATTTCTTTTGTTAGCCACATTTCCATTTACGAAGAGCAAGTGCTTTGCGGGTCGGACGACCCTTACTATCTTTCATTGGACCTTTGACTCCACCCATGCGAGCACAGAAGGATCTTTTACGACCAGCATCTTTTTTTGTCCTGGGATTAGGAGCAGGTGGTTTTAAATCAGCACCCTCTTTATTTTTAAAGTACTTCCTACCTTTAGCTGTCAAGCCTCCAGTAGGACTTTTGTGCTCTTTACGCATGATGTTTATCACCAGCTTGCCTGTTTTTGCGGCCATCATCGGATTTTTTCCGATCTTCTCCTCTTTGGAGTGAAATCTCAGGGGGTTTTTTTACGAATGATTGCAAGGTCTGCTCTCGTAATCTTTTTATGAGGTTTGGCTACTGCAGCCAGTTTCTTTTGTTTTGGGGTATACTTACTGTAGGGCATTACCAAATACCGGGAATGATTTGCCCAGTCATGACGTATGCGCCAACAGCAGCAACGAAGCCTAGCATAGCCAGGCGTCCGTTCAACTTCTCAGCTTTTTCCCAACGGGTTTCGTAGACGTTCATAGTTAGACTTTAATGTTGGATCGTTCAAGTTTACGCATCACATCCATGCGATACGCATCATCAGTATCATAGCGAGGATCGCTCATGTCACGAACAACCTCTGCCATGCTGCGATACGCCTGACCAGTAGAAGACTGCTTACCAGTCACAAGTTCAGGTGTACGACCCACTGCATCTTCATATTGTCCGACCAATGCCTTGACAGCAAAGCGAACGGCAGCTTCGTTGGCAGTGTTAATGACCTCATCAAACGCTGCAATGTCTTCTTCAGGTAGATTTTCAGAAGCCCATTGAACAACCTGAGCGTAACCTTCTTCACCCCCAGCAATGTTTTTAATGTTACTAATTTCTGATTCAGACAGAACATTAGCAGCATCGTCATAGCCTAGTTCAGCGCGAAGACCGCCAAGATAAGCGTCAATGGTTTCATCAGAGAAGCCAGCTTCATTGAGCTGGTCATACATCTCTTCAGTCAGAGTACCGTCGTTCTCATAGAAGTGATCATTCATTGCCCAGGGATCAATGTTTGCCTCAGCAAATGCCTCAGCAAGTCCTTCACCATAAGCTTGGGCTACGGCATCTTGATTGACGTAACCTTCCTCATCATAGCGTTCAAAGTTTCCTTCTACTTGCTCTTCATCTGATTCGTACTCTTCTTCTTCTTCTCCACTATCATCATCTCCACCTCGAC